CCCAACAACGACCGAGCCAATGGTTCCAACTGATGGTTGCGTAAGTTCTGACGGGGTAGAGTCTGCGATCATTACCTCGCTTGAGTTCTCTCTTGATAATGGAATGGAAACGAAGTTTCAGCTCTGCGCAAATGAGACCTCTCAACCTGGACAAGGGATAAGCAACGCAACCGGAAGCATCACCGCATATTTCGACAACGACACGCTCATGAATCTTTTTATCAATGAGACCGTTTCGACCTTGAAACAGCAATTGACAGATGCGGCTGGCAACACGTTTGCGGTCTTCTTCCCGAGGATCAAATACAACGGCGGTCAACCCGACATAGGAGGCGAGGCGAATTCGCCAATCAACCTTCCGTTCCAGGCTCTCTTTGACGCAACAACCAGCAACTCCGCGATTATCCTCGCTCGCGAACCAGCAGCGTAAACCTATGACTACAGCAACCAAAACAAGAACAATTGATGAAAAGAAGGAAGCGAAGCCACTCGGTTTCCAATCCTTGTTTACGCGAGACCTCGCCAACGATGGCGTAAAGGTCGAGCTTTCTTTCCCGAATGGGAAGGACTCAGGCTTCTGGATTTTGGTTGCTGGCATAGATTCCGACGTTTATCGAAAGGGAAAAACGAAGCTGATGCGGTTTGCTATTAGTTTGTCTGGTAAAAACGATGAAGAATCGGAAGACCTTTATCAGCTTGAAATAATCAAGCGAACCGCTGCCTGCATCATCGATTGGAATTTGATCGACGATGACGTATGTGAATGGCCGATTAATGACTCAAATCGATTTAAGTTACTCCGGCAAGCGCCGCAGATTGCAGACAAGATCGACGATGTAATTACCAGCCGCTCGCTCTACGTTAAAAAAAAATAGACGAGCTTTACGACCATGCAAAGATCCGATTCAAGCTCGACCAACGAGCGTCTGGAGACCCTAACGGGCCAACCAGGAGGAGATTGGATGAACATATCGCTAAGGTTCGCGGAACGAATGCTGGATTACTTCTCTCAGAAGAGAAAGAACTGCCCGAAGAAGTTGCATACTTGCTTCGTTGGCATTTCGAGTTATCGGGTATTGAAAACTTAACATATTCTGAAATTGAATCATGGTCGAATTTAAAAAAGACAGCTCCGGAACCTTTCGAGGTGGACGCTCTTATGATGCTCGACCGACTGAGGCGAGTGGCGGAATTCGAAGCAATGAAGAAGGGAAGCGATAACTAATGCCCGCAAACGTAGCAGAACTCCAAATCAAGGTTTTATCCGATCAGGTTTTAAAAGCTGAAAAGCGACTTGATAAGCTAGACAAGCAGGGTAAGAAGACAGCAAAGGGCGTCGGCAAGCTTTCGTCCGCTATGGGCAAGGTGGGATTGGCGGCGGCAGCGGCAGCAGCAGTGGTCGGAGTGGCAGCGCTTTGGTCTACATTTCAAAATGTACGGGTGCTTCAGAAACTCCAAGCTCAACTCAAAACAGCCACCGGATCGGTCGAGGGAGCGAGAATAGCCTTTGCCGAGCTTCAAGACATCGCCAAACAGATGCCGAACTCTTTGGCGGATATCACAGAATCATTTATCGTTTTGACAAATCTCGGACTGACTCCGAGCGAAGAGGCCATAATCTCTTATGGTAATACGGCGGCGGCGATGGGCAAAAGCCTAAAGCAATTTATCGAAGCCGTCGCCGACGCGACAACGCGCGAATTCGAGCGGCTCAAGGAATTTGGTATTCGATCAAGTCAAGAAGGCAAACGGGTCACTTTTACGTTTCGCGGGATGTCTACTGAGGTCGGTAATTCAGCCGCAGAGATTGAGAAGTATTTGATGGATCTGGGAAACGTCGAGTTCGCTGGGGCGATGGCGGATCAGATGGACACAATCGATAATCAGTTATCGATGCTTGGAGATGCCTGGTTTAAATTCACAACGGAACTAGCGGCGACCGGAGTAGGAGAGTTTACGACCGGAGCAATAAAGTTAGCAACTGGTGAGCTAGAACAAGCTGCCCTAGAACTCCAGACCTCACGATTTAGCGGGACGGGCGACGCAACGCTAGAAGCGATAAGATCGGCGACGATTGCGGATCTTGAAACTCTTAAACAAGTCGAAGGTGTTCTCGGTCGCATTGCTCACAAGGCATCGGTTTTGGACTTCAATCAAATGATGCCTGTGGTCGCCGAATCCAAAGGCGAAAGCGAAAGGAACAAGGCGATTGCGGATCAGATCAGCGATCTTGAGTTCAACAAAAAAGCTGCTGCGGAGAATGACAAGCTGATGGATCATGCGCTTAAGCGTAAGGAGGGAATGCTGGCTCTTGCGGATCTACAATTAAAGACTGACAAGGATTCCCTTCCAATTCGCGAAAAGATCCGCGGAGTAAATCAAGAAATCGCGAACATCGAGGATTCACTGCTAAAAGGTACTTTCTCAAGCTCAAAGTCAGAGATCGAGCAAATCGAGGAGCTTCGGGAAGCTAAACAAAAGCTGCAAGAGCAGGATCTGAAAAACATCGATACAGAAAGAAAAATCAAGGAGGCAGACGCGCAAATTGAACAGCGACTCGACGAGCAAAAGCTCGCAGCAAAAAAGCAATTTTTCAGTGATCTCGCAAGCCTAGCAAAAGACAGTAACTCGAAGCTGTTTAAGATCGTTAAAGCTGCTGCTCTCGCTGAGGCAACGGTGAGGGGCGGACAAGCGGTAATGACCGCCTACGCGACTGGCGGGGCTTTTCCGATGAATTTACTCGCTGGAGCAATGATGGCGGCGAAGGTTGCGGCTGAAATCAAAATGATCCAGGGCGGTAATTTCGAGCAAGGCGGCTTCGTTGGAGGCTCCTCGTTCTCTGGAGATAATGTCTCAATCAATGCCAACAGCGGCGAAGCGGTTCTGAACGCATCGCAGCAAAGGAATTTCATGCAAATAGCTAACGGCAACGCTGCCAGCGGCAAATCGACAATTATCATCAAGAATTTCGGGGTAGAGACCACGACCGAAGACAGCCGGAGCAGCAACGGCGAGCTTGTCACTATCATCACGAACCGCGTCCGGCGAGCGGTCAACTCGGATGTATCTCAAGACTTTCTTAACGGCGGGCCGATTTCTCGGTCGGCTGAAAATTCCTACGGGTTAAGGCGGGGCGGATGACATGGGCGCAACATTGATTCCATCAGCTCTACCAGATCCACTCGCTCAATACTCGTTCGAGTCTCAATCCGTTTCCATCACTAAGGTCATGGACTCGGGCCGGATTCGCCAGTATCAGCGAGCCACAAAAGCTCCTCGCAAAGTACGGGTAGTTTGGTTCCTGACTGATTCGCTTCTTGAGGTGTTCAAGATCTGGTACAATATCGGAATATCCGCCGGCACTCAGAAGTTTGTTCTCAATCTGGCATTCGGCAATTCCTGCAAAGCCAATACCGCTCTCTTCCTGTCTGATTATCGCGTCACGTCTGACACTCTTACGGGGTGGCGAGTAGACGCAGAACTTGAGATCGAAGACCCTGCATAATGGCTGACGCAACTTTTCCATCTACGCTACCAAACCCGACTACTGATTTCGCTTACTCAGTGGACTCTCACAACGTCCGAACGAAAGATGCTACCGCTTTGCCCATCGGACGCAAGCGAAGCTCTGTACGGGTTCACCAGATCGGAATTTCCTGGTCGATGACCGATGCTCAATTGACTACTTTTCAGACATTTTTTAACTCGACGATCCTCAAGGGATCGATGCCATTCAATATCACCCTTTCATTGGGCGACGGCGAAAAGGCAAATACGGCGCGATTCTTCGAAGCGAAATACAACGCAGCAAATCAAGGCTATCTCGATTGGAAGGTCACTGCGACTTTAGTCGTGGAAGATCCGAACGAAGCAGACACCTGCTCGGAGTATGTCACGCTAATTACCGAAACCACGGGGACAACTCAGACAACGAACATTCCTCTTCAATGCGGATTACTTGAAGCATCTAAATGGCTTCTGACTGGGTATTTCATCGCCGATTTAACTACTGGAACACGCGAAACGGGATCATAGAAAATGGCTTCAAACATAAGCACAGGGCAGGTAATACTCGAAGGGAATGTGGGAGGATGGAGTCGCTACAAGATAGCTATCCCAGCTCCTCCTACCGGAACGGATCAAGCAATCTATTTAATCAGGGCGTGGCTCGACGAAATACCGAGCAATACCGACCTGGCGAGCAATTCGCTTGCCTGGCGATCCGGTCAGCTTTTGGGGTTCAGCTTCAGCGCAACTCATCCAACGAAACCGTCAACACTCGGATCGACGGGATTGGCTAACGCGAAAACCGCATACACTAATTTATTCGGCCTCGGAACTTG